CATCAGGAGTATTTGCCGCCTGCTGCTGTTTGAATGATGCAATTGCCTGGTCCATCTGTTCCTTTGAAAGCCCCTGCTGTTTAAAATAGCCTTTTAAAACAGATTCCTCTGTTACGCTCTGCTTTCCCGCGATTAGACTGGCCAGTTTATCATAATCAAACTGTGGCGTCTGCTGTGTTCCTGTTGGTGGTGTTCCGCCTTCTGCTCCTGAACCTCCTCCACCGTCACCAGTTCCGCCTTCTGCAAATGTCTGCAGGTTCATTGATAATTTGCATCTGAATCTCTTATACATTTTTACATGCTCCTTTACAGTTTTTTATGTGCTGTCTGCACGAATACAGTTTTACGTGTGTCTCACATGAACAGTTGTTAACCCGGTGTCTCCGCGTAGTTTTAAGCCTTCGGGCATAAAAATAAGGCATTTCACCCTACGCCTCAGTGGGAGATTTCGGATCACCGCCTTTCTGGTCTTTGATCTCTTTGGCTACTTTGAAGGATATGAGGTATTTTCCTCTTTCTTTTGATACCTCATATTCCTCTCCAGCCTTCCGAAGCTTCAGATCATTTTCTTTGTCGTAGAAATCATGGATAACTTTTATTTTCATATTCTCACCTCCTCCCAGTTGCGCCGGCGCAATTACTCTACAAACATCCAGTCTTCTGCGAGCATATCCGCCTGGGAAGCAAGCCATCCCATCTGTACGCCAGATGTTCCAACAAAAGCGATGGCTTTATTTCCGATTGCGTCATGCTCGCAATTTACAATCTCATTATCGGCAGTCTTATAAGAAATCCCAGTCGCAAGCTGAATATGCTGTTTCTTACCGTTCCAGCCTTTACGTGCCACTTTAAATCCTCTTTTCAGGTACTTAATCGCTTCTCCGAATGAGAATGTTGCTTCTCCACCAAGTATTGGGCAGTTCCGACTATCCGCATAAACCC